CTCACCTGGATCGGAAGCACTGATATCGTTCCTAGGATCGTAAGAAATCTTCAAACGACCCTTATGAAACTTGGTACAAACGACCTTAACACGGATTTTAATATCACCACGCCAATGTTTAAACATGGCACCCACATATGAAATGGGAGTATGATATACTCGCTTGCCCACGGGAGCTGCCAATGTATTATTCACATCGACCTGCTGCCAAAGACTAGGCGAAATACGTGTGTTAAAAATCTGTGTACCAATTACATCAGAAGTAGACCACGAAGTAGATCCATAAAAACTTTCCTTATTACGGAGATAAGACAATGCTAACTCATCTGCTGATCCAATACCATGAGGTGAAGGATCAATAGAGAGTTCTTGCTTAGGATCTAATGTCAATTTTTGGATTGGTGTTCCAATATGGGCAGAAGCCAACATAGGAGCATTCATAGGATGCAGAGGCGATACATCTGTAATAACAGGCACATTTGTGTACCCGAACAGCGTAGCAATCTTCGAAAGAGCACCTGCACCTATTTCAGTAGCTCGTGCAAACCTTCCAATAACTGGCACATTCGTTAGCATACTAGCAACAGATGAAATGGCAGAAGCCGGTTGTGAAACCGGTCCAACACCATATTCATCATTTGCTTGCAATGATAACTTTGAGGTTGAGGCCATCAATTCGACATCAGTCATCCATGCATAAGTCCTTACTGTAACAGAGCTAGTACCACCAGCCACAGCCACTGCAAGTGTTTTATACACGAGATGATTAATAGTACCCATATTCTGAACTTCCGAAGCGCTCGTAATATCCAACCAATTTTTGTGAAGGAAAAAACGACAAACGAGTTCACCACCCGAATTAGCTTGCGGATACACGTAGAATCCCGGTTGTTGGGAATACGGGGTAAGAAGTGGAATCGATGAAGTTGGATTTGTTCTGATCTTGTCCGAAACAAATCCGAGGAGAGGTGAGTAGCACAATCGGAGCGCACCATACTGGAATGGTGATGCATTAATAACCACTTTAATGTGCAAATTCCCGCGCAAAAAGGCGTAATTATCAATTTTCTTCCGTATGGCAGTATTACTAAGAAATAAATACCACGGTTGGAAAGTTTTAAGAACACCAATTGAATCGGTAGTTGCCCAAGTAGTGGTATCTATCAACGTAGGACGCGCCAAGAAGCTACCCAGCCCCAAATCGTCAGTGTTATCGACGCGTGCGACGGTATTGTCAGACACAGGCATGTCCACATACTCGCCTCCCGCATTATCGATAAAATCGACGGTCTGGGATTGCTCCACGTTTGCTTCAACCGCTGAAGCAACGACCAAATTGTCGACCTCTTCGACAGGTTCAGCCTGGAGCGTGAAAAGTGAATAGTTCATACTGTCCACATGGCCATTCATAACCATTGTGTCCAGAGAAGTACTTTTAGTGACTTCTACAACATATTTTTCATTTTCATTTTTGTAATTTTTCTGTAACCATTATTATTTAAATATATAGATTGGCTAAAACCTATATAAGTTAGGAAGATGATGAAGCTTCCTTGAAACGTTCCTTTAATTGTTCCCAACTTGGAAGCGTTCCACTTGTTTCGTAAAACTTATACGGTTCCTCATCAAGGATTTGCCGGAAAAACTTATGGTGTTTTTCAAACACTTTTTTCCCATAGAAAAAGTACTCACTATTGGCACTGCTAATAACAGCAACCATTTGTGCATACTTGTCTATGGTTTTAGAGGGAACCCACATTGTCAATGATTTGACAATAGATTCCTCATCCAGAGGACAAAGCCAATCTCCCACGTCCACATCAAAACGCCATTCCCGCTTAAGGAATGAACATTCATCAATGTGAATATAAGGCACTGACTCAGACGTCTTATCGGCCATAGTGTAAACTACACCAATATCCGCCAATGACTTCTGGATTGTTGTGTGATTAAACCAATCACGATCCTGCGAAATACCCATGATGTTATCATCACCATAGGTCATCAAATGTACATACTTTTTAAAGTCAGTGCATTTGTGAGCAGGATTGAGCACAGTATATGCATATCGCATGTATAAACTATTGACTAGTGAATTTACTATAACAGTCAATGGATGACCCGATGGGTTTGTTCCAAAAAACTCTAATAAATCACCGTTCATGTTTACTACAGGGAATGCCGTGTCTTCTCCAATGCACATAATCTCACGAATTTCTTCTTCCGAGAAACCCGCGGCTCTGTACACGTTGCAAATGACTTGAAAAGCTGCCAAGATGAAATCTGAAATCATCTTCTTATCAAACTTTTCATAATCACCTGCAACACATCTGTCTTCACCAAAGTGGGTCAAATACTTCCGTATTTGCCCCCACTCGGCAGACTGACACACTGTACCAGGTCCTGCTTCAAAAACAAACTTATTCTTTTGCAGGAGACGCACAAAACTCAGTAAACGCGAACGCACCACGATACTCCAATCGACTGGAGCACCCGTGAACACACGCGTCTTCTTTGCTTTGCACTTTGCTAACGAGGTAGCTTCGTCTTTAAGATGCCCAGTAAAAACTGGATACGCACGACGACCTTCCTTATAGCACTTTTCAATGTGGTCGACTCTTTCCCACACTTCGGGACCAAAATCAACACCTTCTGGGTACTTCTCACATGGTGAATGTGAAAGGAAACCCTTCTTCGAACTGCACCAAGGGAAGCCCATAGATGTGTTTCTATTGATTTTATCAATAAAAACAACGCCAGGCAACCCATTGACACTAGCTCTGCGGGAAAGAGTAACTAACTCCTTCTCCCACCCTCGTGGTAGTTCAGATAAAATGTCATTTGAAAAAGATTGTACGCAATGCTGCAATACATCTTTATCATAATTGACATATGGCTGAACCATTTGCTCCACGTTCTTACGCCAAGGTTCCCAGCCATCCATAGCTGGCTTACCGTGGCGTACTTCCGTACCATAATAGTTCAAAAACTTCTCTGA